ATTTATTCTGTATTTATGGACTTAAATGCTGCTATCGGAGATAATCTACATTATCACATGGATAGAAGTATCCAAGAAACAGTATTACAATACGCTCAACAAAAATCGTCAATTTATAATATTGCTAGAACTTATGGTTTAAAGATACCCGGTAACAGACCGTCAATTGCCTTAGTAGATATTTCAATCACGGTTCCGGCATTAGGGGACCAAGAAGATGAAAGGTATTTAGGTATTATGAGAGCGGGTTCTCAATTTATTGGTGCTGGACAGGTATTTGAAAACCCTAACGATATTGATTTTACTTCACAGTACAATAGTGAAGGTTTCCCAAACCGTACTAAAATACCAAACTTTGATTCTAATAATAGGTTAATTAATTACACAATGACTAAAAGAGAAGTTGTAGTTAATGGATTAACTAAAACATTTAAAAAAGTTATTAATAATAACGATGTAAAACCATTTTTTGAATTTTTCTTACCCGAAAAAAATGTTATTAGTATAACTTCATTAATTCAAAAAGATGGTGTAAATTATCAATCACCTCCTACGTATGATGAGTTTATTAGTTCTCCTGACAAATGGTACGAAGTAGATGCTTTAGCAGAATCTAAAATTTTTATTGAAGACCCTACACGACCGGCAGATAAACCAGGACTTAAAGTAGGTAAGTATATTGAAACTGAAAATAGATTTGTTTCTGAATATACACCTGAAGGTTACTGTAAAGTTAATTTTGGAGGAGGAACAACAACACCTGAGGAACAACTACAAGAATTTACGAGAACTGGTATTCCTTTAAGAATCCAAGATTATCAAAATAATATTGGATTAGGGTTAACTGTAAAGGCGAATACAACATTATTTGTACAATATAGAATTGGAGGAGGTAAATCCTCTAATGTTGGTGTTGATGTAATAACACAGTTTGGTACAACATATTTTGATGTTAATGGACCATCTAATAACGTTAATCAAAATGTTATTGATAGTTTAAGAACTACTAATGTTACTGCGGCTATAGGTGGCGGAGATTTACCGACCCCTGAAGAGGTTAGAAATATGGTATCATTTAATTTTGCGGCACAAAAAAGAGCGGTAACAGTTAACGATTATAACTCATTGGTTAGAACAATGCCTAGTAGGTTTGGAGCACCTGCGAAGGCGGCTATCACAGAACAAGAGAATAAAATAAGAATTGAAATATTATCTTATGATACACAAGGAAAACTTACAGAATCAGTTTCAAATACATTAAAACAAAATATAGCTAATTATTTATCACATTATAGAATGATAAATGATTACATTTCAATAACTAACGCTAATGTGGTTGATTTAGAATTTGAATTATCCGTAGTAATGGACTCAACTCAAAACCAAGGACAGATTATTACTAATATTATTAACTCAGTAGATAGTTATTTTTCACCTCAAAAACAACAATTAGGTGATAATGTTAATATTTCGGACATACGAAGAATAGTACAAGATATACCGGGAGTCATATCTCTTTCAGAATTAAAAGTTTTTAATAAAGTGGGTGGTAGATACTCTAATTCACAAACATCTCAAAGATATTCAGACAATCAGACAAAACAAATTCAGTTAGTTGATGATACTATTTTTGCACAACCAAATCAAGTTTATCAAATTCGATTTCCCGACAATGACATTAAAGTGAGAGCTAAGTCACTTAAAAATGTCGACTTCTCATAAATCTATCCATATACTTTTGATAAAATCAAATTAAAATTAAGATGAATAACTATTTATCTTAAAAACTAATTATGCCAAAATCGATTAGAATAAGAACAGAACCTGGTGTTGATAGAGACATTAATGTTAAAATTGACCAAGATTTTGATTCCTTAGAAATTTTGTCTTTAAAATTAAGACAAGAAGACTTATATACACAGTTCTGCGCCGATTATGGGGTTGTTGTTGGAAGAGTAATAGCCAATGGGGGTTTAGGTATACCTAATGCTCATATATCAATTTTTATTCCTTTAGATGATGTTGATGAAAGTGACCCTATAATATCCACACTATACCCTTATAAAACCCCGACTACAAAGAATGAAGACGGGTATAGATATAATCTTCTACCGTATGAAGATGAATACTACGGACATAACGGTACAGGTACATTTCCAACAGTTGACGATGTATTAACTCGTAAAGAGGTTTTACAAGTTTATGAAAAATACTATAAGTATTCGGTTAGAACTAATGACTCAGGTGACTTTATGATTGTCGGAGTGCCCTTAGGTAATCAAAAATTAGTTATGGATTTAGATTTATCTAATATGGGTGAGTTTTCACTTAGACCTTCAGATTTAATTAGAATGGGTCGTGGAGTACCTTCACAATTTAATGGTCAACTATTTAAAGATTCTGAAAATATTGATTCATTACCACAGATAGTAAATGAAGTAAAAGACATTGATGTTTCATCATTTTGGGGACAAGACGATATATGTGATGTAGGTATTACTAGAGTTGATTTTGATTTGAGCGACCAAGGAATAGAAATTACACCTCACTCAGTATTTATGGGCTCTTTGTTCTCCTCAAATGAGGATGACTATATAAAGGCCACTTGTAGACCTAAAAAAGATACAGGTAATTTATGTGATACTGTTGCGGGTCCTGGAGAGATATTAGCCATAAGACAAACAATACAGGAAGATGAAAATGGTGACCCAGTATTAGAACAGTATCAATTAGAAGATGGGGGTAATGTTATTAACGATAATGGAGCGTGGTTAATTGACCTTCCAATGAATATGAATTATGTAACAACTAATGAGTTCGGAGAAAGAGTAACTTCTCCTGACCCTAGTATTGGAATTCCCACACAAGCTAAGTATAGGTTTAAGATAAAATGGCAAAACGAAGCGGGATTACAAACTCAAATAATGAGGGCAAATTATTTAATTCCAAATATAAAAGAACATTGGAATGGTAATCCTATATCTGGTATCCCATTTGATTTAAATAAATCATATTCATTTTCATTAGATTGGTCGGATTATTACGATAAAGATGCCGCAATAAAATGTGAAGACACATTTTATAGTTTTGGTTATAATAAAGTTTACACTACGGCGGCGCACATTGATAGATGGAAATATGGTGCAAATAGAGCTTCTCATTATGGTATAAAAGAGATTCTTAATAGGGACTGTATGAGTGAAAATAATAGGTTTCCTGTAAATGATGGACAACGTAACTTTGATTTTTTATATTTTTTATTTAACATTCTACTCGGTGTTATTACCCCAACGGTTTTTGTTATTATCCCTATAATGCACGTATTAGCGTTATTATATCCTATAGTAAGACTTATTGTTAACCTTATTGTAACCATAATTAATCCTATTTTATACTTAATTTGTAAAGCGGTTGCATTTTTAAGTAGAAAAGTTAAAAAAAGTGATTGTAAAAAAGACACAATTAAAAAACTACCTAAAGAAAACCCATTTAAGAGATTAACTTTACCTATGATAACCTATCCTGACTGTGAAGCATGTTCATGTGATGATGTTAATTTACCCGATGCTGAAGATGAAACAATTACAAGTTTGGAATTAGAAATTGCAAATGCGAATCAGAGTAATTTAGCTGACTTCGTTAGTATAGGGGCTTATAATGATATTGTATGTAGTACTAGCTCCGTCTCACCTGGAGGGACAGTTCCTCCATTTATTAGTATAAACTCGGAATGTTATGCGTGTTATAATGGACAACCGGATTATGTTGCGGCACAATACAACCAACTTATCTTTTCAGGATACGACCCTGATATACCACCACCATCAGAACCAGGAGAATTTAATCCACCTTTTACCCCACCTGCACAGTGGTCAAAGAGTCCATTTAGTTTACAAACACATAGTAGTGAATATCATTCAACATTTACTACAACCTTACCTCAGTCATTAAATTTAATGAATCAAAGAAGTAGATATTTTGATACTACAACACCTAATCGTATGTTAGTGGATATTGTAAATGACCAACTAAGCCCTAATGGGGTTCCTAATACATCACCAATTACACATGTAAAAAATAGGTACGAAGACATGCCGTTAGTTACTGTACTTGATGGTAATGTTAATTTAACCCCTGGTCAGTTATTAACATTTGTTGATGGAGAATTAATTGATGACCCTAACGTTAATAATACAGGAATGACCGTAAATCAATTTGGTTATCAGTCATTAACAGGTACCATGGTAAGTAATCCTTCCGCATACGTTACAAGACCATGTAGTTATATTGACGGTAACGGTACTCCACGAAATATAGATTTAGAATTATATTCACCTGTTCCAGGAGCGTCATACAATTTTAAAACGGGTATTGAATACTATCAGGTTATTGGTAGTATGGATGTTAGTGATGCAAGAGCTTACTTATCTGGTGTAACTGCAAATAGTAGTGATTCTATATTATGGAAATACTTTTTAGATAAAGATTGTCAATATTTCTGTGACAGAGGTAATTCAAACTGGGCCGCTCCCATACAAGACCCTCTTGATTATTTTGAGGATGCAGACAATGTTAAAATATATTTTATAGCTAAAGGTGTGGACCCATACTCAGGAAGACAAAAAATAAAATATGATTTGAATAGACTATTTGGTGAACTATATAACGCAAACCCTAACTTTATTTTCCAAGGAGATTATTTTCCTAACATACCAATACAAGAGGTTAGTAACGCTAATGGAGGTAATGGTGATGATGATACACCCGCACCTCACTATGATATAGATTTACCTCCAAATACAATACATTTTGATGATGGAATTAATGATAATACTGCATTATTTCATGGGTCTTATCTTTTTACTCCTATTTCAAATTCAGGAACTACATTTCAATCATTTTTTACTAGAGGTTTTGCCTATTACTCTTCATTAGATTATCAATTTGGGTCTGAACTAACACTTTATGGTAGTAATAATGGTGTCGAAGTAACTGGTAGTTTTTTTGACCCTTTAGTTGGTTATGATGTGATGTCTATTAGTACAACTCTTAGTGGGCAAAGTAAAATAGAAGGAGCATCATACCAATGGACCGATACAAGTCCTCAAGCTAATTTAACTTCTGCTAGTAAAGTGTATACGATATCACCATCTTATTGGTTATGGAACGCCGCAGGACTTGCACCTAAAATTAATATGAATGATGAGACTCGTTTAATTTTTAGGTCAGATAGATTACCAACATCATCGGTTAGGGACGAAGGAGCTTTAGCCCCATATCAAGATTTCTGTTTACACTTAAATGATACATTTGCTTATTTTACTGTGACCGATACAGGTGTAAGTGAAGCAGTCTCACCTAACACTTCTGTCGGTTCTACAGATGGTTCAGGTGGAGCAGCAGATTATGGAGATGAACCACAACCAGGATTTATGGGAAATGGAATATTACAGAGTTTTGAATGTTCAGGATTAAAAGTTTTAGAGTGTTATAATGGTACAGGTAGTAATTTTAGTGTGGACAATCCGTGTGACTTAGACGATAGAACTCAAGGGGGTTGTTATGTGTTTGTTGATA